ACATTTGTCATGCTGATTCCTCCTTCTCTTTTCTCGCAAACCACTCGTCAACCGTCATGCCTTCGCCCCACCTTAGCGACAACTCAATGTCCGTCTTGTTCGGCACGTTACCGAAACGATACGTATTAATCATCACATCCTCAAATTCCGCAATATCTTCGCGAGTAATAGTGTTTGGCACTAACAAAAGCACCTCGTCGTGTATAGTCGCAAGCAATCGCCAACCTTTCCGTTTACATAGTTCGTGTAGTCGCACGATCGTTGTCTTCGTTTGAATTGCGCTTGTTCCTTGAATGACGGCATTTGGACCTTGTCGCAATGCTCTCGACACATCTGCGTCATAACCAAACGTTCGCTTTTTCGCTTCAGGCAACCGCCGTTTTCGTTGTTGTTTATCCATCCAAACGAATCCATTCTTACGACAAAACGCCTGTGTTTCGTCAATCCAACGTTTAACATTTGCATGTTTGCGGAAAAACTTGTCGAGGAACTTTTTCGCTTCTTCAACGGTACAACCTAACTGTTGCGAAAGAGTTGTCGGACCCGTTCCGTATAGCGCCGCAAGCACGCCTGTTTTCATTGCTTTTCGTTCCGGTGTGCCATCGCCGCATTCTTCGTATGGCTTCCCGTAAAAATCAGATGCCATTGAAGCGTAAACGTCGCGACCTTCGGCATAAGCGTTAAGCAATACTGGTTCTTGCGTAAAATAGGCAGCGCAACGAATCTCTTGTTGCGAAAAGTCTCCGCCTAAGATAACCCAACCTTCCGGAGCAACGAATAACTTTCGAGCCGACTTAGGCTGATTTTGTAAATTGCAGCCATTACCACCGCTCGAAAACCGTCCTGTCCGTGCGCCCATCGGATTGAATCGCGCATGCAGTCGTCCAGTATTCGGATGAATCAATTCTGGCAAAACGCTAATATAGGTTGAATAAAGTTTAACGAGTTCTTTGTATTCCAGAAGTTCCGCAATTACCGGAAATTTATTTTTCAACGGTTTTAACACTTTCTTTGCATCCGTTGATTCAAGCGAATGACCAACGATTTTTTCAAGCGCTGGCTTCAATTGTGCGGGACTGTTCAAATTTATGTCGCCTAGTTTCGCTTTCAGAGAACGTTCCTTTTCCTCAATATCACGCTTCATTTCTGCGCCGTATTTTTTTGCGTATTCAACGTCAATAAGGAAGCCTGTTTGTTCCATGTCAACAATCGCGTCAAGCAACGGAACTTCAACTGTTTCATAATAACGCAACATATTCGGAAATTTCGCCATATGATGACGTTGAAACTCATACAAACGCCAAGTCAAATGCGTGTCTTTTGCCGCGTAAACAAGCGCAACATCTAACGGTATTTCTGCGAATTTAGCGTTTTTGCCAAACAGTTCATCGAAAGTGTCCGACGGTTCACGCAAATATTTAGTCGCTAAATTTTTCAAGGCAAACGATGGTTCATTTTCGTTCAGCATCGACATTGCTGTTTGTGTATCCCATCGCAAGCCCTGCACGCGAATGCCGTGCCGAATAAACATGTGAATATCGAAAATGGCGTTATGAAACACTTTACCAATCGTTGCGCTTTCGAGATACTCACGCAAACCTTCGAGTACGTATTCACGATCAAGCTGTTCGCCTTGTGTATGCCTAATCGGAATATAAACGTGTTTGTCTGCGCTCGGTAGTGTAATAGAAATACCAACTATTTCATCAGCAAAATGGTCAACGCCTGTTGTTTCGGTATCAAGCGCAATGATCGTCTCATTAGTCAATTCGTTTAATAACGCTTGAAACTGTTCATCAGTCGTTATCAATTTGTAATTACTCGGCGTTTCTTCAACCATGCGCCGTAACGTTTCTTCACGCTTTCGTTCCTGCAAATCTTGCCATAAACGAAGTGCTTCCGCTTTACTAAACGCTTTAGGGCGACCGGACTTCGTTACACAATCTTGCGGGTTACGACCGATCAAACCGGCATCCATTGCTTCTTTAACTTCCACCAACTTCCGCCGATCAGATTCAGTCAATTTCATTGCGAAAATCCGCCGCCAAGCGTCAGCGAGCGATTCGCTCGCCATATTTCGCTGTTCATTCGCTTGACGTGCGCGTTCAGTTGCGTTAGAATCGATAGTAAGCGAAAGTTTCAAATTCAACGCAACCAACTCCTTTTGTATTCGTCCACAAACGTTTCGTGAAACCATTCTTCGAAGCAAGATTCGTCGCAAAAGTATTGCTCGGATAATCGATCATAGATGGCGAGTGTGTCGTCTAGTATTGCGCCGCACACGACACACTCCACGCCGTCAGTCAATGTCAACCCGGCTTTCGACTGGAGCGACGAGTTCAAATTCTGCAAACCAATTTATGCCTTCTAAAGTTACATATTCGCTTTTTCCCTCATTGCCGCTTATTTCGTATAGACCGCCTTTTTTCAAGAGCCCAGCACAACTATCGATTACACGAACAATGTCGCCTTTTTTAATTTCGCCCGGCTTGCGTCCGAGTTTAGTAAATTTTAATTCTTCGAAATCCACTTTCTCTAATTGGTCAGGTCTAGCATAACCTGGTCCTCCATCTTTGTCGACTATTCTTATTAATTTACCGAAAGGACCTGCGCCGTGTTCGCAGTTATTATCATCTACTTCGTAAACTTCTCCATCATAAAAACCGAATAACGGAAATTTGTCGCCACCACTAACTAAACGTACCTTGTCGCCCTTCTTGAACTGAGAACGCATATACTCGTCAACTTCTTCGTCTGTTATTTTTTCTAACGCCGAAGGCCGTGCGTAATCATAATCAGAACCTTCAAGTAATTCGATTTTATAATCGCCATCTTCGTCTAAATCACTTACGATCTTAACAATTGAGTTTTCTGTAATGTCGCCATAACCCGTATCTCCGACAACTCGCGCGTAATCTCCGACTTTTAAACGCTCTGACTGGCGTTCGATCGCAGATAATCGTCGTTCCAACTCGGCAACTCGTTTTTCGATGTCTTTGTCAGCCGTTTCTATGGCGCGGAAAAGTATAAGTTCGTCGGACCAACTGCTGTAAGTACGCTCATCATCATCGTCATCGGTGAAAACCAAATCGCCATACTCATCTTCTTCGTACAATTCGTAAAAAGCGCCTGATTCAACGCCCTCAATAGCCTCCGCAACTTTGTCCCCAACTAGAACCAAATCGCCGGCACTCGCTTTCTCGCTAACTCTCTCGTAAATCTTACCGTTATATTGAATGTGGGTAATCTCACCGTAACTCATTTCGAGAACTTTCACGTTTTCTAATTTCGCCATTTTACCGTCTCCCTTCGCTTAAATTTAACGCTACTAATACCGTTCATGCGCTTGCCCCCAACTCAATCCAGCGCTTTTTCGCCGTCTGCTCCGTACTCCAGTATTCGGTCAACCCCTCGCATTCGAACATAAAAGCACGATTGCCGTTAACGCCGATGATGTAGTCGCAGTCATCTTGCGTATAAGGCTGACCGTTACTCTTGCGAGCGTATACTACTAACGCATTATCGCGATCAGTCCGCACACGCAAAGTTTTCACTTGAATGCGGTAAGCCTTTCCGTTAACCGGGTCGCGCGCAAGTAAGTCATAAACCTCAGGTGCGAACGGCTTTGCCACTTCGTACCCTAGCGAAGTCATAAGCAACTTCGCTGCGGTTAGTTCGGAGACTACACCGGTTACCTGTGTGTCATGCGCCAATTAGTCCGCCTCCTTCGTAGTTTCACGGTAAGCATACAAGCTTCCGTCACGTCGCCATTGACGTATTCGAAAACCGTAATCGCCCCCGCGAAAATCATTGATAGCAACCATAAACCGCCAATTAATCCACCTCATCTAATTCACGTTTCAAACGTTCGAGTTGACGTCTTTTTTCTTCAATTTGTGCTTGTTTTCGTATTCTTTTTTGACGCTCGATCTCGGCTAATTTTTCGCCAATTTCTTCCGGAGTAAAGAAGTCGGTCTTTCGCATTTCTTCGATGTCAATGTTCGGCCTATATGGGTTGCCTCCGTGAATTAATACGCGCTTACCGCTTTCGCAGGTAAAACAAAGGTAGGTATCGTATGTGCGCCCGTACTCTGCGCGTATGGATTCGACTTTAACGATTGTCTCGCCTTTTAGCGAAGCGTAATCGTAATAAATTTCGCTCATTTAACCGCCTCCTTAGAAATCGTATTCAGATTCGCTGCTACCTTCCAATCCGAGTAAACTAACATCAAACCCGAACGCTTTCAGGTCTTCGATTTGCTCTGCTTCGGTTTTCATATATAACACTTTTTCGAATAATTCCGTCGGAAACTCTTTACCGTCTGCTTTCGCAAAGTTTTCGCGCTCCGTGTCCGTCAGATCTTCGTCCATGTCGAGCACGGGCGAAAAACTGACGACAGTTGACGTGCCAGTACCGCTTTTGGACAGCTCGAACGCGACCTTAGCAATCTTTTTTTCGTACTTGTCGAGCGCCTGATAGACAACCTGTGCCTGCGCCTTCGACAAGTCAACGACAATCGGCTCGCCATTTTCGAGATTGATAAACCCGAACAAATAACGTGGTTTCGGTTTTAACTGGCGCGCTTGCGTTTTTAGTTCCTCAGCTTCAGCGTCTGATTTCGCCTTTTTCGCCTGCTCAAATAAGATGTTCGCCGCTTTTTGATAAAGATTGTCAGGCGCGACTGGCGTTGTGTTGAATACTTTAAACACGCTAGCTGCGAAATACTCCGCGCTATCGTCTTTCGACAATACACGCACTTTCAGTGTCGTACCGCTTTTCAACGTTACCAACGCTTTGCTCGCGTCTTGTTGTTGCTCGGTTGTTGCCGACTTGGCAGCATCAGCGCCGCGTTTAGAAATGTAACTCATTCGATCGCTCTCCTTCCGTTAATTTAATTACTTCGTCGGGCACACTCGCCAACTAGCGCCCGTCGCAAAGCGCGAACTAGCAGCCGAAACGACGGATAGCTTTAGCGTTCCGCCGCGACAATCTTACTTAACGACTGCCTTCACGCCCTCCGGCGGGCGGACGACTATTTCGTCGCCTCGACCCCAAATCTTTCTGCCGCTAACTCAATCTTTTTGATTTCGTCATCTACCATCGCCTTATAATCGATAGCTTCAACCAACTTCTTTTTAATGCGCTCTTTTACGTTTGGATTGCGCGCCTTAAGATAGTTTAACTGCGCTTCTGCTATCGCAATTTCAGTTTTTCTAAGTTCACGTTTATAGTGCTTAAGTAACTTCGATGCTTCTTTTGCAACAACGTCGCTAAACTTTGCTAGATAATCGTTTGCTTGCTCCGCTGGAATAACCGTAATAACTTTAACTCCGCTTAAAATTAATTCGAATGAATCCGTAATATAACGAGTTTTATCGCCTTCCTGTCGCTTTTCCGCAGCTTTTTCAACCATTTCACGTACCCACGCAACGGCAGTTTCCTCAGACGTAATACCAACGCGTTGGCGTATTCGCTCTTTTGCGTGTTGTGTCAAAACGTATTCGCCGGCTTTTTTAAATGCGTCAGCCATTTTCACGGCGTTTTCACCGCCTTTTTGCGCTCATAATCATATTTAGTGCCATAAAACGCTATATATTGTGCAACGATTTTCTTGCGCCGAATTTCGCGCAAATCGATAACCTTCGCCATTTTAACGCCCCTCCCTCGTCTGCTTGTCGTCATTTCCGCAAACATAGCCTATGAAGAACGATATGAAACACGCAACTAGCGATAATAATATTTCCGTCATACAAACTTCACCGCCTTAAAGTGTTGACAAGCCGTACTAAAATATGTTAAATTTATAACCGTGTTAAGTTTAATTTTAGTAAATTATGCGTTATAATATAGATGAGGGCGTAATACGCCAATTTTATTAACGCCCTCGTTTTTAAAAGTCAGATAGCGTTCGCCAAACGCTTCTGACATTCGATTCGAAAGCGTTGGATGAATTTGCGATGTCCACTTTCTGACACTTCTGGGAAAGAACACGCCAATTCTTTCGCCAGTTGAAGATCGTTTGTCTCGCCTTCACTCCACGCTTTCAGAATCGCCAATCGCCGTGGGTCGCCTTTCGCCAAAAGGGCGACCTTTTCAAATAAACCGTGATTACTTAGAGTATTCGTTTCGACGTCCGCCAAAACGTCGACAACTTCTAAATATCTCTTATTTCCTTCATGGTCAGTTAAAGGTTCGTCAAGTGACAAAACGTCTGATATTTTCCGCTTTCTTCTCGCGAGGAAATCGTATTTTTCTCGCATGATTATGTTCGTTACTAAACTTCTGAAACTTCCTTTGCGTCGATCAAAGTTCGCCAAAGCTTTTTTTATCTTAAGAAGGCATCTGCACTCAAATTCCGTTTGATTTTCTATTTTGTGCCAAATTTGTTCCGAGTGCCATTGTATTACTGGAAGAAACATTTTGCATAAAGTATTTAAGGCTTCTTCACTTCCATCGCGAAACTCTTCGACCAAAATATTTAGTTTTTCTTCATTTACCAATATCATCACTCCTTTTTAACCCTTACACTTTATTAACCAAAAATTTTTTGGATTTTGCGACATGTTTTTTGAAACTTTTTAAAAATTTATTTCGTAAAAATAGTGTAAAGGTATAATTGTAGTTAATCATATAATAAACTAAATGTTCCTATTTGGCAACATTTTTTGGAGGTATTTTTATGATTTCTTACGAACCTCTATTCAAAACGTTAGAAGAGAAAAATTTAAAGCCGTCTGTTTTACGTAGCAAAGGAATTATTGACGGTAAAACAATCGCTAAGATGCGTAGAGGCGAAAGTGTTCGTCTTTCAACAATAGAAAGAATTTGTGCGTTTCTTGACGTGCCAATCGAAAAGGTTGTCGAATATAGGCGCGAATAATTCTGTTTTAAGCATACCGCTGCCGCACTCATTCGCGTCTTTTTTATCGCCATAATCAACCTTCATTAGCTGAATATGACCGCGCATTTTCCGCTTTACCGCCTCATTCAGTTTCGCGCCTGCTTTGTCGTTATCCGCGCCAAGCACCAACGTTTCAATTGGCGACATTTTGATGATGTCCGCTTGTTTGTCCGAAAAATTAACGCCGCCTACCGCAATCGCCGGTACGCCAGCACTCCACCACGTCAATGCATCGATCGGCGCCTCGCACAATACCGCTAATTTCTCTCGTTTCTGATAAATCAAATCGATTCCCCACACTAACTCCCGAATAGGCCAACCGCCTTTTTCGTAAAAGAAAAGTTTACCGCGTACTGCACGATACATAACGTTTGCCAATTCGCCACGAGCCGTCCGCCACGGTATCGCTACAAAACCTTTGTGTCGACTGCGACCAACGCCTGCCAACTGTTGTGCCTGCTCGCTAATGCCACGACTTGTCAAATACGGACTAATCGCCGGTTCAATCAGTGATTCAGGCAACGGTTCAAATCGACGCGGCAACCGCAAATTCAGATGTAATTTTAAATCGTCGCCACTTGATCGGCCGTACGTCATAAGCAAATACTCTTCGGTTTCCTCGTAAGTTTCGTTGCGAAGAAACGAAAGCAGTTTGACGAAGCTTCCGCTTTTCCATTCATCGTCATACGCGCCACTATCGGACCACACACCGGCAGGATATTGCCCATACGGTTGTAGCCGCACGAAAAACGAGGGCTTGCGATCATACCGAAAAGGACTTGCGGCGATCAACTTTTCTTCCATCCACGTCGCACGTCCCCACTCAAACTGCTCTAATTCGGAACGAACGTCAATTTCGATCGGTTGGCCACGTACTTCAATCGTTGGCATATACTCGCCCTCCCCGCCTAAAAATCGAATTGACCGGCGACTGTTTCGCCTGTTTCTGGTTCTCTCACGATACCGTATTGCGGAATATACAAAATTTCCTGCGTTTCGCCTTCGCCACCGTCACGTCCTTTGTTTAACCCGATCAGCCCACGTCCTTGCTTGTAATCGGTGTCAACGGCAATGAGTAGATAGGCGTCCTCAAGTAACTGCTTCGTTTTCTTCACGTCCTCACGCAAAGGTAATTTAAGTTCTCGCTGACCATCGTCATCCCGACTTTCTTTCGTTTCTTCCGCCTGGGTTATCGCGAAAATGACTGTGTGTGTTCGCCCTGCGAGATGACGCAATTTCATTGACGTTGCCGCAGCATCGCCACCAGTTGTTTTGGACGTGTTCTTTTCGTAATCCAAGTAATAAAAGGGGTCTAGCACGATGACATCGGCATTTGTTGCGAGAATGTCCGCTTCTAATGACCGCAAATTTCTGTATTGGAAATCTTCGTCATCAACCGCACGAACAATTATGTTGCCGGAAATTTGTTCGTTTACACCGTCAAGAAAAAATTTAAACGCAGTTTCAAATTCATAAGGAAGTTTGCCGTTTCGCAATGCGCTAGAATCAAAGCCTGCGCTCATGTCAATGCCGTCAATATTGGCGGTTGTAATACCTTGCCGACCGCTCAAGCTGACGAATATACGAACCCAAACTTCAAACCAACCCATTTCCATCGCCCAAATCAACACATTCGCGCCTTGCAATGCCGCTTCAACCGCTTCTTCAAGCGTAATAATCGACTTACCTCGACCGCTTTTTCCATAAACAACATAAACGTTTCCGCTAATATATCCGCCAACACTCCGATTAATAAAGTCGAATTTCGACTTCCAAACACGGAATGATTCGCCTGATTTCCGACGCTCGTATTCCGCAAGAAACTGACTTTTGATGTTGTTCAAGTCCGTTCCGAACGATTTACGAACATCTGTTCTTATTTTAATCAATTCGACATTTTTCTGCAAGTCCTCAAGAAGCTTTTCGCCACGCTCACCTGAATTAAATTTTTCGGCAAATTTCGACAAATATTGATTGATCGCAACTTTTGCGGCTTTGTCTTTTATTTCCCGCGCCAAGAACTCGTAGCTGTCCTCGACGCCCGGCATCGGCACGAACGAAGGACATTCCGCAGCTACTACTTCGAACGATGGCGTTCGACCGCAATTTTGTTCCGCGTAATTGACAATAAAACGATAAACCTCGCGTTCACCTTCCGTTGCGAAGTCGTCCTCGGTAATGTTGTATCGTTTAAGGGCAGTAACATTGTTATCGTCAATTATTTTCGAAAATAGCATGTGTGAGTAACTCAATCGGTATCAACCTCCTTTACTCTAGCATCAGAATTTATATTAATCTTCTACTTTTTCTACAACCAGTTTTTCAATTTGCGGTTCGTCAATTTCTTTTGAACAATGATAACAAATAGAAATGTAGGCATTTTCAGAATCCCAAGCCAATTGTTCAGCTTCTTCTTTGTTATGCGTTTCAAATTCCCCAATATATTTTGTTCCTACTACAACCCCATAAACTTTGTATTTCGGCATAACAATCACCTTTTCTTATAATTTCCGTAACTTCTCTTTTACACGTTCTATCCTTTCCGCATATTCAGCGTCACCGAACGTTTCATAAAGCCTCCTGTAATCGTTCATTTCGTCTAGCAATCTATCGATTTCCTCGTTCCGTTCCCGCCTTTTCCTCGCTCGCTCGATTTCCGGTCTAGGATTCGGTTTGTCATCGGAATGTTCCCAAAAAAGGTAATACACGCTACCCCCTCCGTTTCCCCCTTTTACTTTCACCAACAAACTCGACAACAACGCACATGTCACGCATACGGTCGTAAAGCCTTTCGTCAAATATTCGAGCCATGTCCTCGATTGGAAAGTTCGACGTATAAACCGTCGGCAGTCCGTTTGTCACGCGGTGATTAATAATAGAGTGCAAATCGCCGCGAAAGCCTTCCGTTGCTTGCCTAACACCGATATCGTCAAGCACGGCAAACGGTGCTTGTTTCGCTGCTTGCAATTGACGATAATATTCACGGCTTGCACGCTCGGCAATGTCTTCCGGCACATGTGATCGGTTAAACTCGTTGTACAACGTTTGCCATTCGTTCACGTCCAAAAAGTACGCCGGCTGTTGCAATGGTTGTCGACCACGCTTTAGCGAACCGAGATAATGTGCGACAAGCCAATCGTTCAGTAAAGCAGCAGCCGTCGTTGTTTTACCGGTTCCGGGCGACTTCGACCACATATAGACCGACTTGATTCGATCACCAATTTCGTCAAACTGTCGCCCAAATGTCGCCGAGTATTTGTCGAGTATTTCATAAATTTTCGGCTGGCTCGCGCGTACAGGCGAGTTTGTGAGCGTAACTAGCCTGTAGTCGCTCGGAACGCCTGTCAAGCCAGCACGACCGCCTTTTGCGTTCATTCCGTGCAAAGCGATAAAGTGCGGGCAGTGATTGTTACATGACGAACCGCCCGCTAGTTGGCAACGGTACGCGAGTAAGCAACGTTTTGCGTTTGATTGCGTCAAGCGCTGTCACCTCCGTTCACAACCATTCCTCCAATTCTTCATAATTAATTTCGTTCGCTTTCCGTCGACTTTCCGCTGCAACTTCCGACTGCGCTTGCGGAAAATACCTGTCCATGTACGAATACATAAACATCCACGTTGGGTACGGAAATTGCTCGGGCTTTGTCGTCCGGTACTCACGCCAGCAAATGTCGATGAACCGTTTCAGCACCGCATTGCCATACCGTTCTTGCGCCTGTTTCAACATGCCACGTTCGCGCGCCCATCGTTGCTGTTTCGATCCGCTACCACCGGGCAAGTATTCAACTCCGTATCGTTCGAGCGTGTTGTCGGCAATGTACGCAAGAAACGTGTTTGCGTTCCAATCTTCGATTGACCGTGCTTTCCAGTCGTATTGAGACGGCTTACGTTGTTTAGTCATTCGCCAATCCCTCCCGATAATATAAATAATTACGCACAGTTTCGATTTAAAATATCGATAATACTTCCGTAAGCACGCGCTTCATCTGACGTACAAGCCGTTGCATAACCTTCCGCTGCAACTTCACGTATTACGTTGATTACCGCTTCTAATTCCGCAATATGATCGAGTAACGACGGAATATCTTCGCGGGCATGGGCCACAAAATATGCGTCTTCTTTTCGTTCAAAAGTCGCCGCAACCACCCACTCATCGCAGTCAAGAATATACTCGCCGTCCGTAGTAGATGCGACTTGCCACGGTCCCGGCGACGCTTTCTCCGCTCGCTCGCTAATTGCCACGAGTTCTTCGTTTGTTAAACGCATTTTATCGCCTTCCTTTCGCTTAAAATTAGCGTGAAATTAGCGTGTTTTATACTTCCGAATAGAAAACCATTAGGTACGGATAAAATCGTCTGTATCGCGCCGGTAGACGCCTTAAAACGTGTGTTAGTCGTTAATCCCTTCGATCTAAATCGTCGGCGGCGCGCGACAGTTTCACATTTTCCATCTTTGTAATACCTCTTATAAATCTTTTATTTATTAATCTTATCTGCGACCATGTATGAGTTTACGAATACATGGCGCAAAGTATTTATTCTTTTTAAGTAATTCTTTTTAATATATTCTTTTTCAGTTACACTTCTGTAGATAATAAACTACAGAAGTAAAGATTGTATCTTCACGCAAGTAGTTTAATCCCCTTTTCCTTTCCCAGAAGCTTTCCGATATTTTCGTATTTTCGCGCAACTTCGGCCAGCTTCCGGTGTATATCCGCCTCCCTCTCTCGAAACTTTTCGCGCTCTAACGGGTCGTGAACGATATAGATGATCTTATCTCTACCGCGACCGACCGGTTTGTGTTCGATCGTCACTAATTCGGCTGCTTCGAGTATTGCGTCGAGTATCGGCAATGTTGAGTACGATAGTTGAAACTTTTCGGTAACGGATGCTCGACCTTTCCACGTTCGATATTCGTCATTGTTACGGTAACGCAAAAGGTAGAGGTAGTATAACGTCGCTTTGTCGCCAATGTACGGGTGGTACAGATCGAACAATTCGTGGTACAGTAGCGAAAAGCCGCTGCGTGTTCTGCCTGTGCGAATGTATGCGTTTTGTTGCGTCATTTTAAGCCCCTTTCTTTTTCAGCTTAGTAAACTTATATTGTTTTGCGAACTCGTATACTTCTTTATAATCAAAAACAAGAAGTACGGTATCCATTTTTCTGTACGGATACTTACCATCACCTTTATTCGGGACTTTTTCTATACGTTCCTTATGCAGCATCGACAAGGGTTTTCCGAATTTTATTTCTAATTCAGTGTAGAATGGTCGTAAAGATGACGGGTGATTATGTCCTATTTTTTCAAATAAAATCGATAGTATTTCATTTGCTTTCTTTTCATCAGGAAGTCCTTTCAACTCTGGAGTAATTGTTATTTCACTAATCGCATTTTTCTTGTATTCATTCAATTCCTCTAACACTAACGGTAAAAAATCTTTTATTAATAATTGTTTTACTTCATTAACAACTTCTGATAAAATAGGTTTTACCAATACTTCAAGTTCTTTTTCATTAACACGCGGGGCAATTTCGTTTTTTCTCAAAAAATTAAACGCCATTAATTATACCTCCATAGTGATAATAGTTTCATTTTTAAATAATGTTTTTGTAAACAACTTCCAAAAATCATCAAATTCGTCTAGTTTCCCGCAAGCATCTTCGTCATATTCGATTGCTTTTCTTAATTTAGCGCCTTCCAACGCAATAGATCCGTATTTTTTACGAATGTAATCTAGTTCGTTAATAAAATCGATATAAAATTTCTTCCGCTTTTCTTCGTCTATTACCCGAACATTATCGCTTTCTTCTTTTTCGATATATACATATTCCGTTCTAACTTCTACTTCAGGTTCGCGACTTTCTAATTCTTCTAATCTCTTTCTTATTATCTCTTCGCTTCGTTCCGCCATATTAGCCCGTTCTTCTGCTTGTCGCCGAGCTTTTTCCGCTTGTTCTTTCGCTTGCTGTGCTTCTTTCAGCGCACGCTTAACTTCCCGCAACTCCCGTACCGTCATCTCGTCGACCGTTTTGACTTCGCCGGTTGACGGAATTGTGTGTGGCTTTTCGCGTTCGTCTGGCGGTAGGGTTGCGATTTCATATAGTGCACGATATCCTAAATTGTGCCACGTGGCATATTTTCCTTCACCCAACTCATCAGCTATTTTCATTAACCGCGTTGCGAATGTTCTGTCAATACCTACCGATTCAAGCCATTTTCCGAATTGCCCATGTGTCAAATCGTTTTCTTTGACGTGTTTCAGCCGCCTTCCAATCTCGAAAATCGCTTCGCCTGCTACCTGTTTGTATGCGTTGATTTCTGCTGTAATTACGTTGATGTCATTCGATAATTCAGCGTGAGATTTCGCTAATTCCATTACGATTTCACCTCCGTATGTTTTATTTTTACGAATGTAGATTATTGGGTAGTTTAGCCCCTACACTTTTAATAACCAAAATAATGAGGCAAATTGCGACATAATATATAAATTTTTTTTTCGCCTTTCACTTATGTAGGATACAGGCGTTTTAAAAAATGCGACATTTTTGCGAAAAAAATAAAAAAAGCCCACGCATTTTTTTTTTTGCGTGAGCCTTTACGTTACTTCAATCCGAACTGCGCTTTATTTTGTAATTTTCCGCCTTGAAACGTGAAATTAGCGTTAGCGCCTATCTCGCCCTCGCCATCCCACGAATATATGATCGTATGCAAATCCGTACCTTCTTCGCCGGTTTCGCTCATAACCTCGCCTTCGCTACCGATAATTTCCACAACTTCTTCGTATGTCATGCCGGTTTTGATCGCGTCAAACTCGGCTTTTGAAATAGTTGGTTTGTTTTCCGGTTCGGATTCCTTCGGTTGTGGCTCGGACTTTTCCTCGCTTTCCTTCGGCTGTTCCGCTTGTGGTTCCGTTGCCGCCGGTTCCGCGGTGTTTGGTTCGCTTCCATCTTCACCGCCGCCTACTGCGCCAATTCCGATAATAACGATAATTACGATTGCCCAAAACCACCACCGCTTGAATATCGACTTTTTCTTTTCCATTTTTAACCTCCGTTTCCTCTTTTTCCGACAAATTAATTATAAGCAATTTTTAATATTTTCTCAATTTTTATCTTCCATTACTTTTCGATACTGCTCAGACACGTCGTCGTTCGTATAGTCAAGATATATCTGCGTTGTTGTAATGTCGCTATGACCGAGTATCATTTGCAGCGACCTAATGTCTCCACCACGTTTTAAGTAGTTAACAGCGAATGTGTGTCGCAAACTATGCGGACTTGCTCGACACTCGTCCTTTAGTCCTGCAATACGAGCGTACTTATCCATACGCTTACGTATGTGGTCATCGCGCATTGGCTCTCCGTATTGATTCGTAAAAACATGTTTCACGTCTGTTCCGAAATATTCTTGTGTTTCCGCAACTAAATCATAAAGACAATCACGCACTTCTTTTGTAATTGGTACAACGCGCGTTTTGCGGTTTTTGTTCTTTGCGCCCGGTAGCAAAATCACACAATTCTCAAAGTCAATGTCGTTAATTTCCAATGCGTTAATTTCATTAGATCGCAAACCACATTTCAACATAGTCAACATTGCGCAATAATCGCGAAATCCTGCGAAAGTATCTCGATCAATAACGCTGAAAAGTCGTTTAATTTGTTTGTCCGTCAATGTAAATATTCGTTGTTCATCCGTTTTTAGTTTCGGAACTTTTTGCGCTGGGTTTTCATTAATAATATCGTTTGCGGCAAGTTTGCTAAAAATAGATTTAACACCACCTAACCGAATGTTTATCGTAACTGGCGAAAGTTTCCTTACATTCAGTAGTGTATCAATATACAGTCTGAAATGATTTACTGTTATGTCGTTAATGCTATCGGTTTCACGTACGCCGATTGTTTCGATAAATTCCGACCAATAATTACGATAGTCATTGATCGTTCTTTCACGATATCCTTCCGTTTGAAAAATTGTCATAACACGGTTAAGTGCATCAACTATTGTTATGTACGCCGTTGGCGTTCTTGTGACCGAAAATTCTCTTCGTTTATAAACCCCTCTTCGTATTTTTCGTGGCATAAAATAACCTCCCGTCAAACATTAACGAAAGGACCCGTTTACCTGCGTTAAAACGGACGCGAACCTTGCGAAAAACTTATCGGTCGTTTTTACGGTGTTCGCGTCCTTACTCGACAAAATAAAACGGAGTTTCCGCTAAGAAACCCCGTTAAATCAACGCTTACGCGCTCGGAGGGACTCGAACCCCCGACGGACGTGGTACCGGAAACCTTTTGCGAAATATAAACGCTGATTTAAACGGGAACCTTTTCGTTAACATATTTTATGATTCGGTCTCGAAAAATACGAGACGCGGTTACTGACGTTATTATACCTAAATTTTAACCGAGATTCAAGCGTGTTTGAAACGAACAAATAATATAGAGTAGATATTAATTCGAATGAGTAGGTTTTATGCAAAAAAAAATTTCAAAAAGGTGTTGACTTAATGCGTTATCGCACTTATAATAAAATTAGAAAATGCGATAACGCATAAAAATAAAAAAAGGAGGAAGTAACGATGCAAAACGTAATGACGCTTGCTTGGGAGATTGCTCGGAAAGGACAAAAAAAGTTTGGAGGGAAAGTGAGAGAGTATATCGCTGAAGCTTTGCGTCAAGCGTGGCGCATCGTGAAAAATGCTATGAAAAAAGACATGGTAACACCTGAAAAATTTGGATTCGTTGAATTGCAAAGAAAAAACGGGGTTATCTTTTTCATTGTCGACCATGTTGACGGTATGACTGTCACCCTTCTTGATCGAAACCCATACAACGGCCTAGTGAACAAAGTAGTCATCAACGACTACAAACTAGGCACAAACAAAAAATCCGGAAAAGAAGCGCGTTTGTATGATGTCGCTATCAACGCCGGCGACATCGAAATAAAACTAGACGATGATGTTATGATCATCCCTAACAGTCTGAACAGAGATCAGTTGAAAACAAAAAAGAGATGGGAAAAATAAAAAAACGGGATCCAGCGAGAGGGGAAAACCTCTCGGCTGCCCTAAAACGAAAAAGGAGGAATAAAAATGAATCGAGATATCAAATTTGGAAGACTGCTAGCGATAGCAAATATTTTGAGTGAAAAGGTGTTTGAAGAAGGAAAGCAGTCTGTAGTACAAAAATATATGGCGAAATATAGACAAAAACCGGCCAAAACATTTCAAAAAATACATGAGGAATTGTTGGAATACGCTCCGAAATTTGGACAAGATGAAATGGTTTTGCTAGATATGTTCGGCGAAATACTTGCGGAAATGGAAGAATCTGAGTTTACGAATGAGCCCCTCACGCCGAAATACTTGCATGCTTTTCATTCGCAACAACATCAATTATCAAACCTCATAGGCGTTGAGGAAGCCGCAAAAATCTTAGGGTTATCTCCGGGAACTGTAAAAAATAAATGTGCTGCGGGTGAGTTGCCAGCGGTAAAGATAGGTAAAACGTGGGTTATGGATAAAACTATGCTTGATAAATAAGCACGACCGAAAGGCCGTGCTTTTTTTATTTCACCCGCAATTTTTGACCAACGTAAATTTTATTTACGTCTTTAAGTTTGTTCCAAGATTTAATTTGTGCAGCCGTGCT